TTAATATTAAAACTAAATAATATGAGTAGAACAGAAATAGGTGGAGATTATAAGCCACAATTAAAATTAGATGGTAAAAAAGTAATTGCAGAAGATATTTGCGTTTATGATGGCTCTATTCCAACGACATACAGAAAAGAAGTAATTTATCATTTTGACTCAGAAGATGAAGCAAGCGAATATTACTATTTAAAACGCAAACGTAGCAATTGAAGATAACGGGTTCGGGCTTGGCGAAGGTGGGAATTAGAAGCACTACCGTTCGTTTTAGCACCGAAGTTTGATAGAAGCACAAAGGTTCAATTTACTACCGAACCCCCACTTTTGCCAAACCCGTGTTATGCGTATGTGCCGACTTATTTACGATGAAGCTCAATTGAAACACTAAACAGAAAAACAAAAAGAAAAAAAGCGATGGCAGAAATTAATTTTTATAATATAGATTGTATTGAGTTTATGAAAACTAAACCCGATAACTACTATGATTTAGCAATAGTTGATCCACCCTATGGGATTGGAATGAGCAACAGCAATAAAAGAACAAAGCCAAGCAGACCAAACTCTTACACAAAATATGCTGATTTTAGATACCATAAAACTGATTGGGATAACGAAAGACCAAAAGAAGAATATTTTAAAGAGTTGTTTAGGGTTAGTAAAGACCAAGTTATTTTTGGAGCTAACTATTTATGCGAATATTTGCCAAGCGGTAAGGGATGGTTATTTTGGAATAAATTAAACGGATTAGATAATTGTTTTTCTGATGGAGAATTTGCATTTACAAGTAAAGGAGTGCAAAGCAAATATTTTGAATGTTCAGCGTTTCATAATTTAAGCGGAGGAAAAGACCGCATCCACCCAACCCAAAAACCAATTCAATTATACAGATGGGTTTTACAAAACTATGCTAAACAAGGTTATAAAATAATTGATACACACGGAGGAAGTATGAGTATTGCAATAGCTTGTGATAAAGAAAAGTTTGATTTAGATATTTGCGAAATAGACAAAATTTACTTTGATAAAGGATTGAAAAATTATGAACAACATAAACAACAAATTACAATGTTTTAAAAGTGCGGTGGCTTTTTCTTTTTGTTTTTACTTCACGGAACTTCAATTGGAAACGGTCAGCAAGGCATTACGCATAACAAGCGAGCTTTGCGAAGGCTTTAGAGCTTGCTCAAAGCGTTAGTTAAGTGAAGTTCGCTTGTTAAGTTGGAATTTGGGCGGAACGGCGAATTTCAACTTAACGTTCCTCTGCTTTACGCAGTTGTAAATGATTAATAACTAAACAAAACAAATAAAGATGGAAACACTTAACGAATTACTTGAAACGATAGAGAAAAACGCAATTAACAACAAGGCTACAATTGAAAATGTAGGTTTATTTGTAAAAGCGTGGAAAAGAGAAAAAGAAAGTTTACAATTGAGTAAAACAGATGTTAGCGGAAGCTTTTTTTCTATTTACTTTTCTGTTAATGGTGTGAAAATGTGGTATTCACTATTAAAAAACGAAAATGGTATTATAGAAGAAAATTATGTTTCTCATCCTTATAGAAGAATGACGTACACAAGAAACTTATTAAAGGATAAAATGTTACAATTAAAAAAACTTTATCCTCAAAAAGATTGGCATTTTGAAGAGGTTTTTTAAAGTTAGCGCTAACGGCTTGGCTAAACCCTCGTTTTAATGGGGTTTAGGTTGTGTTAGCTGACTGGTGCGGATGATTTAGTACAAACTTTAATTGAAAAACGAATGATAGTAAAAGAAAAAATAGGGAGGGCTTTTTATGTTTAGTTACTACGGAAGCAAAAGTAAGTTGGTTAATTATTATCCAAAGCCAACAAAAGGATTGATAATAGAACCATTTGCAGGAAGTGCAAGGTATGCTTTAAAGTATTGGGATAACGATGTTATAATAAACGAAAAGTATAAAATTGTTTACGATGTTTGGAGATGGTTACAAAAATGTAATGAAAACGATATTTTAAAATTACCAACACCAAATCCAAAAGAAGATATACGAGATTATAATTTAAGCCACGAAGAATTAAATTTTATGGGATTTATAATAAATAGAGGTAGTGTTTCTCCAAAAAATAAAGTAGGTAATTTTAGCGATGGATTACCAAATACATTAAAACGAGTAGCCTCAAATTTAAAAAAAATAAAGCATTGGGATATAAGATTTGGTTGCTATACCGAATTAGAAAACAGAAATGCAACGTGGTTTATAGACCCTCCATATCAATTTGGAGGAGAACACTACAAAGAAAGCAGTATTGACTTTAAACAATTATCTGAATGGTGTAAAAGTAGAAATGGAGAAATTATCGTTTGTGAAAACACAAAAGCAGACTGGATAGAATTACAACCACTAAAGAAAATACAAGGCGCAAGAAATACGAATACAATAGAAGCTGTTTATCTTAATGGTTTTTCAAAACCCAACTTGGGCGGGCTTTTTTCTTTTACGGATGAACCCGATAAAGCTGATTAAATGCACAAATGTAGCACTTGCAGCTAACTTCTTTATATACTCAACTAATGTGTGAAAATGATTACTACTATTGAGATACAAGCGACTAAAGGATTTATATATAAAGGCAATAGCGCTGATGGAATATTTAATCAATACTTACACAAACGAAGGAGATACGGTACTTGACAATACAATGGGTTCAGGAACTACAAATCTGGCTTGTATCAAATTAAATAGAAAATCAATAGGAATAGAAAAAGAAAAACAATATTTCGATATAGCTGTTCGGAGGGCTTTGGAGTATTGCCACTAACGTTCCCTCGCTTTGTGTCTGTTACGGATTAGCGAAACGTAAATTTTCAACTAAAACAATACGCCTACGGGTAAAATAAATATCAATTAACCACAACTGCCGTAATAGCACAAAACGAGTGTTATGGTGCGTTGTGGGTATCTAAAACAAAATACGATATGATTACAGTAACAAACGAAGACAATATGGTAATGATGAAGCGTTACCCAGACAATTATTTTGATTTGGCAATAGTTGACCCACCTTACGGAATTGATGCAGATGTAAAAAACAATACTGACAAAAAGCAAAGCAAAAAAAGTGCATCTAAAAGCAAAAAATATGGCGACCAAAGTTGGGATAGTTGCATACCTACTGAAGAATACTTTGCAGAACTTAAAAGAGTAAGTAAAAAGCAAATTATATGGGGAGCAAACTTTTTTAACTTGCAAGGCGGTATGCTTTATTGGCACAAGAACGTAACAATGCCAACTTATAGCACTGGAGAACTTGCGTATTTGAGTTGGTTAAATAAAATTGACTTTGTAGAAATAACGTGGCACGGAATGTTGCAGTACGATATGAAAAACAAAGAAGATAGAATACACCCAACACAAAAGCCAATAATGCTTTATGAATGGTTGCTTATTAACTATGCGGATAAAGGCTTTAAAATTTTAGATACGCATTTAGGTTCGGGAAGCATTGCTATTGCGTGCCACAATTTAAAATTTGATTTAACGGCTTGTGAATTAGATAAAGAATATTTTGAAGCAAGTTTAAAAAGATTAAAGCAACACCAATCACAATTACAAATGTTCTAAGAAAACGAAAATAGAACAATGCACCCTAACGGTACTTTGCTTTGCAACGTTGCTGATTTATGAAAATTACACTTTCGGATAATATGAAAGTAATTATTAAAACTAAATATTAATTTAATAATCAAAAAATGAAACAAAACGAAAAAAGCGAAAATGTATTTATGATAGTAAATACTTTATCTAAAAAGTATTTTAATGCTAGAGATAACTATTTTACATCTATTCTCTATTTAGGAACTGCAATAAAAACAGATAAGGAATGTAGAAAAATAGCAGAACATTTTGGATTAAAAGAGTGCCATATTTTAGAGATAAGTCATAAAGAGTATTTAGAGAGTTTAGCCTCAAAAACTACAGAGATAGTTATAATATCAGATATTCTCTCTAGAAAATTAGATCAGATTAAATCTAACATTCCAACTATTAGAAAAATAGACAAATTTTTAACTCAAAACATTAAAACTACATCTAACAAACTTAAATCTGCAGTAGGCTCTATGTTTAAAGATTTTGAGGAAAAAAAAGAGAATGCCACTTATGACGTTTTGGGAATGTATGAGGAGTTTATTATAGAATTGTCTACTATAGAAATGTGGGAACTAAAAGAGATAACTGATCTATTGAGAGCTAGGAGAAAATCACCTGAGAGCCTAAAAGGAATAGTAAATAAAATACTTAAATAAAATGGGAAATTATAGAGTAGTACAGCAATTTGGAGTTTTTTATATTCAGAAAAGAGTAGTTTCTGAGTTAGTTCATAGACATAATAACTGGTTTAAAAGAGCTTTTTATAAAAAACAAAAGCCTAAAAAAATAATAGGCTAGTATGATATGTGAGAACGTATGCTGTAGGACTTTTTTTGATAAGATGGGGCATGTATCTCAACAGGTGAGGATTGCGGAAAGGTTAGGAGGAGAGGCAGCGGGGCTAATAGAATTTATAGAACTCCCTAACAATGATAAGCTAAGACCTTATAAACCCTAAGTATAATGCTCAATACATATAAGCATAAGACAAAGAAGAGAGAGAGAGGGAAGATAGGGAAGTTATAAAAAAAAAATTAGTGAGAGAGGAACAGAGCGTATAAGGGAGGGAAGTAAAAAAAAGATGTGATAGTATCTCTAAGGGCTTAAAGTCGCTGATTTGTACGATATGTAGGCTTAAATCAATAAAAAAAAAGGTACTCCAAAACATTTTCTGCACCTCTTGCAATACGTTCGGCACTCCAATCTTTACAAGCATAACCCTTTTTTGGACTTTGTAACGGATAGTGTAACGGTTTTAATTATATTTGTAACGAAAACAAGAAAAAAGATGAGTAGATTAAGTGTAAAGGAATTGAGTTCTGCAATAGGAGTAAAGGATGGCACGATTAGACAGCATATAAAAAGAAAGTTGTTACAAAAGGGTGATGATGGCTTAATAGATACTGATTTAGATTTAAATTCCCGTTACATTTACGAAAAAACAAACGGGGCTGGATTATTTAAAGGATCAGTAAAAGTTATAGAAGTAGAAAAGGAAAAAGAAAAGCCTACAGGATTTACGGAATCTCAGAAAATGTACAATGATATTGATTTGAGAACCAAAATAGCAACGGCTGAAAGTAAAGAGAGAGAAGTAGAGCTGAAAAAAATACAGATTCAAAAGACTGCGGGCAGATTGCTTCCTGTCGAATTAGTAGAAAAAATATTTACTATAAATATTCAAGGGATTTTTAAAACATTTGAGGGAGAGCTTGAGAATATAGCCTCTATTTATTCAGAAGTACTAGGCGGCTCAAGAAAAGAACTGGCTGATATTATAGGAAAACAGAGAGAGGTTCTCTCAAAAGCAATAGAAAAAGCCAAAGAGGATTCTGAATATGAAATAGATTTGGCTGTTGATCAATATAAAGAAGTAAGAAGCAGAGGAGAGCGAAAATAAAAACCCTAGTAAATATAAGGGATTAGTCACATTCTCTCCTACGGTGGAGACAGATAAAACTTAATTAAAAAACAAAACATTATGAGAGAGATTTTAAAAGAAATTAATGAAAAAGATTTAAAATAACAGAAATATGTTAGCAGATGTGTTCAAACAAGCGTATTTTAATATTCACGATAAAATCTATAGCTATAAAACTATTAGATTAGAGCCTAGTGTTTGGGTGGAAAATAATATTTATTTAACACCTGAACTCTCAAGGTTTACTGGGCCATATAAATATGATATTTCCCCTTATACTAGAGAGGTTATAGATAATTTAAGCCCTACATCACCTGTAGAAATGACAGCTGTAATGAAGTGCGCTCAGTCTGGATTTACTATGGGGGTTATAGTTCCAGGAATTGCTTATATTATATCTGAAAGTCCTGCTTCTATTCTATACACTGCGGCTGATAAAGAGCTAGTTCAGTTATCAGTTAGAACTAGATTAGACCCTATTCTGAATAGTTCGGGATTATCACATTTAATACGCCCTAATGTTATTAAAAAGAAAAATCAGAGAACGGGTGATACTGATTTTAGTAAGGAATTTGCAGGAGGCTCATTAACGGCACTAGGTGTCAATAACCCTAATAAATGGAGGCAGTATTCTGTTAAATATATATTTGCTGATGACTGGGATTCTGCCCCAATGTCGGACAAAAAGGAGGGAAGTACTAGGAGTTTAATAGAGAACAGGGCTAAATCTTTTGGCTCTATGAAAAAAATATTTTACATCTCTACTCCTACTACTAAAAATCATAGTAATATTGAGGAGGTTTATGAGTTAGGAGACAGGAGAAAGTGGAACTGGTGCTGTCCTCACTGTGAGGAGTTTATCCCTATAGAGTGGAGAGTAGATAAAAAAGATGGAGTTTATGCGGGTATAAAATGGGAGCTTAATAAGGAGGGTGAATTAATAACTGATTCTATATTTTATGAGTGCCAAAACTGCGGGGGAAAAATTCTAGAAAAGGAAAAATATAAATTAAATTTAGGAGGTAAATGGATTCCCACTGCAAAACCAAAAAGAGAAAATTATAGGAGCTATTTATTAAATGCTTTAGTTATCCCGCCAGGTTTTGATTCGTGGATAGATTTAGTTTCTCAATTTCTGGAAGCCTGTCCATCTAATGATATAATAGATGAGGGAAAATTAAAGGCTTTTGTTAACACTCAATTGGGACAGACGTGGGAAGAGAGAGGCTCTGCCCCTAAAATAACTGAATTAATGAATAATATCAGGAGTTATGAGATTAATGAAATCCCTGATTTAACGGCTGATAAGGATGGGAATGGTAAAATACTACTAATAACTCTAGCATGTGATTTAGGGGGGTTAATGGAGGCTAATAATGAGGATGTAAGACTAGACTGGGAAATAAAAGCTCATACATCTACAGGGGTTACTTATTCTATTAATCATGGTTCTATAGGAACTTTTAAAAGAAGTAGAAAAAAGAGTAGAACAGAGAGAGAAAATGATAGTGAACGGGATAAATGGACTTATTCGCATGGTATGAATTTTAGCGTATGGCCAGAGCTTAAAAAAATAATTGAGGCTAATTATATTGGGCAGAGTGGGGATGCATATAATATTGATATGACAGTTATTGATACGGGGCATTTTACAAGATTAGCCTATGAATTTATAAATATTGAGAATAACCCTTTTATTGTAGGGGTTAAGGGTTATGCAGAGGATGATTATAGGAGGCTAACAAAAGATACCCCTATTGTATCTAGGTCCAGAGAGGCAAAAGGGAAATTATATATTTTGCAGGTTAATCAGTTAAAAGATATTTTAGCCTCTTACATGAAACTAAGGGAGGGGATGGATGGCTATCAGCCTGCTGGATTCATGAACTTTCCGCAGCCAGAAAAGAATAAGTATAACATGAGGAGCTATTTTAATCACTTTGAGGGAGAGCATAGAGTAGAAACTATGAAAGGTGATACTGTAGTAGGTTTCTCATGGAAGAAAAAAAATAGTTCTGTAGAAAATCATTTTTTTGATACATCTGTATATAATCTAGCAGCAAAAGAAATCTATTTAGATATTTTAAGAAAACAAAGTAGTAAATATTCCGCTTTAACATGGGAGGATTATGTTTTATTATTTGGATAAATATTAATTTGCTATACAAAAAAAAACTAATTAGCTTTATAAAAAAAACATTCTCTAAAGGGAATGTTTTTTTTTTGTAGTTTTGTAGTGAACAATTAAAAAAAGCTTTATATGAATGATAGAATTTATACTATATCAGAGTTTATAGAATGTAAATCTAAATCTCTAGGAAAAATAGAGGCAGTAGATGCTATGATAGATGCTTTAGAGCTAAAATTATTAGAGTCTATAGATAGTGCTAATTATTCTGAATATCAGTTAGATGATGGACAGATGAAAGTTAGAACTGCTTATAGAAGTACGGCAGAGGTTTTAAATGGAATTAATGAGCTAGAGAAGTTAAAACAAAGGTATGTAAATAGATACAATGGTAGAACTTTAACTCTTAGAAGTGGTAATCTTTAAAATAAAATTATGAGCATATTTAACTGGAATAAAAAAGAAACAAAAGAGGATTTTATAGAAAAACCTATAGAGCCTGAATCTAATTCTGATTCACGTTTTGAAAATTACGGGATGAATTACCCTATAATTACTAAAAAATTTGATGGAGAAAAGACCCCAGGAGAGTTAGGAGTTATTATAGATTCAGTTCCTGATTATCAAAGATTAAGATTAAGAGCGTATGATGCAGAAATAAAAACGGATTTAGTTAAAATAATTACTAGTAAATTTTTTAAATGGGTTATAGGTTCGGGATTAAAACTTCAAGCAGAGCCTAATAAAACATTTTTAGCCCTAGAGGGAGTGGAAGAGAACTGGCAGGAACTTCAAAAGAATATAGAGGCTAGATTTTCTGTATATTCTAAATCAAATTATGCTGATTTTTCTAGAATGAATAACCTGCACTATAAAGCTATGGAAACATATAAAACGGCTTTTCTGGGCGGTGATTGTTTAGTAGTTTGTAGGGTTGAGGATTTAAACTTAAATGTACAGGTAATAGATGGGCAGCATGTAAAGCAGCCAGATATTAATGATGTAGAAAAGGCAAAAGAAAGAGGGAATCATGTTAAACATGGGATAGAATTTAATGAGAGAGGAGAGCATATAGCTTACTATGTTTATACTATTTCTAAAGATTTTGGCTTAGGTGATTTTGAGAGAATTGCTGTTTATGGTGAGAAATCTAAAAGGAAATTAGCCTGGATGGTTTACGGGGAAAAGAATAGAGTTGACCATGTAAGAGGGATTCCTGCTATTACTCAAATTTTAGAGAAGTTAAACAAGCTGGACCGATATACAGAGGCATCTGTTTCAAAAGCAGAGCAGGGGGCTAATGTAGTTTACTCTATAGAGCATGATGTTTTTAGTTCGGGTGAGAATCCTATAGATAAAAAACTAGATCAGAAATTAAAATTTTCTGGAGCTGTACAAGATGGTTATGCTTTAGCAGATGGATTAGCTAATAGAATCGTAGAAACTACATCTAATCAGGTTTTTAATATGCCAAACGGGGCAAAATTAAAAACTTTTACGGGTACTACAGATAATAATTATGAGGCTTTCTCTAAATCTGTTTTTAATTCTCTTTGTGCTTCTGTGGATATTCCACCTGAGGTAGCTTTACAAATGTATAACTCTAATTATAGTGCATCTAGAGCAGCTATTAATTCCTGGGGTTATATTATAGGGATTCATAGAGAAAATGCATCTAATGACTTTTATAAACCAGTTTATAAATTATGGTTAGAAGTTGAGATATTGAAAAATAAAATTAATTTACCTAGTTATATATCTGCCCTAAATAAAAAAGATAATATGTTAATAGAGGCATATTCTCAGTGCAGATTTATAGGAAAAAATATGCCTCATATAGACCCTTTAAAAGAGATAAAAGCTATAAGAGAGATGCTAGGAACTGAGGGGGCTACTCCTTTAATATCTCACGAACAAGCCGCAGAAATGGCTAATGTGGGTGATTTTTCAGAGAATTATAGTAAGTATTTAGAAGAGGATAAAACAATAGTAAAACCTAAAACAGAGGATAATGTCAACAATTAAAACAAGCGTATTAAATAAATCTAGTAATTGGGAGGCTCAAAAGATTTACAAAGTAAATCAGGTAGTTAAAAGGAATGGGGCAGCCTATCAAAATACTACAGGAATAAACTCAGACCCAGAAAATTTAACTGATTGGATTTTAATTAAAAATATATCAGAGCCTATTTACTCACAGGCTCAAATAGATTCATTTTTAGAATTAAAACAGAATAAATACGGACCTTTTGTAATAGTTCAAACTTTGGCTGATTTACCTGCTCCAATTACTGGAGATATAACTCTTTTAGGGTTTACTGCTTATTTATTTATAAATAACATAGATTTAATAGGTAATAGATTGATATGTAGTGAAAATACTGCTATTTTAGGAACTACATCAGAAAATGCTAAAATAATCAGTACCGGGTTATCTATTGGAACTGCTTTAATAAATTCTATTTACACTATCCCAATAAAAAACATCTCTATAGAACACGCTATACCTTTTAATTTAGTAGGAAATGGAACTACTGCAATAGACTGGCAGGGGGTAAATTTTTATAATGCTGTGTCATCTACTATATCAAACTATGCAAATGTAATTATTCACAATTGTGTTTTTATTGATTCAAAGAATATGAGGTTTGATGGAACAATAGGAACAATAGGAATAAATGGATGTTTATTTACAAATTTTGATTTAATCGGTGATGCTGCTTTTTATATAGCAGATACTGCTACAATTACTAGGAGAATTAAAATAGAATCATCTGCTTTTGTTATTGGAGCTAGTGCGACAGGATTGTATTTAGATGCTAGTGCTACTGTTTTAGATGAAGCATTTAGGATAGATTTCTGTGATTTTAGTGGTGGAGGTTTATATATTGGCCCAGATGTTCCTTATAATGATAGTAGAGCCTCATTTACTAGGAATAAAGGGATAACTAATAGCTCTGAAATTGCTCAATACTATATGCATGGAAATGCTACTACTACTACTATAGGAGCTATAGCCACTCCAGTCAAGGTTACTGGAACTACAACCAGTTCAGCTATAACTGAGCGATTCACAAATACTAACAATAGAGCTACATATAATGGGGCTTTAACTAGAAAATTTATAGTAAGTACTACTGTCTCTCTAACTAGTGGGAATAATAACCAAATAGGGGGCTATATAGCTAAAAATGGAGTGGTATTAATTGAGAGCCAGGTTTTTGGAACAACTAGCGGAACTGGTAGGGCTGAAAACATAGCTATTATAGATATAATAGAGCTAAATCCTGGGGATTATATAGAGGTTTTTGTAGAAAATGAAACATCTGCAACTGATATTTTAGTATCTGATTTAAATTTAATAATAAGATAGGTTATGAGTTGTACTAATTTTAAAGATGTTATAAAGGGGGATAGTTTCGGGGTTAAAGATATATCTATCAAAAACGGAACTACTTCAATAGATTTAACTGGTGTTTTAATTAAATGCCAGTTTAGACAAAAGATTAAAAATGGGGTTCTGGTTAAAGAGATTTCAGAGGCTACTGGTATAGATATTTATGATGCAGTAAATGGATTATTTAGAGTAGATGATTTTTTAGTAAACTGGGATTCTGATATTTATTATTATGATTTTCAATTTACTTTTACAGATGGTAAAGTAAAAACTTATTTCGGAGGATTTTTTAAAGTTATTCAAGATGTAACACAAAATAGTTAAGATATGGCAGATGAGATAATAAATGTAGTGATAGAGGATTCAGTAGAGCAGGTTAATATTAATGTTAATGATTTTTCTATATCAAAGATAATCAGTAATGATGCTGGAAATATAGCTATTTTAGGTTCTGATGGATTGCTATATGTTCCAACTAGTGGAGGAGGGGGATTTTCTAATCATAGTGGATTAAATTTAGATGATGGAACTAATCCTCATGGAACTACTAAAGCAGATGTAGGTTTGTCTAATGTTCAAAATGTAGATACGACAATCACAGAAAATGTAGCGGAGAGTACTGATAAAAATTATGTTTCAGATGCTCAAAAAATAAAAATAGCAGCTATTGATGAGGCAGTTAGTTCTACAGAGAAAGCAACATGGAATGGAAAGCAGAACGCTCTAGGATTTACGCCTGAGGATTCCATAAATAAAACCAACGTAATAACAGGAAACGAAACAAGCTCTATTTTATACACAAGTGTAAAGGCTATTGTTGACTGGGTAAAAAACGGTTTGATTTCTGTATTACCTGCCAAAACAACATCAATAGTAGATGCTGATTTATTAGTTATTGGAGATAGTGCAGATACTTTCAAAACTAAAACAAGAACTTTTGCGCAATTTAAAGCTACTTTAAAGGCTTATTTTGACACATTATATACAACTTTTACGAGCTTTAAAACTATTAACGGATTTTCAATTATAGGTAGTGGAGATTTAGTTGTGGGTGGTTCAGATTTAGTTTTCAGTGCTTACTTTACTAATGGAGTAAGTGTTACTGACACTACAGCATCTGTAATAATGGAAGCAATTGAATTACCAACTGAATTTTTAGTATCTGGATTCATTGAAATTCAGATATTTATGAGGAGGAGTGGAAGTACAGGTCTATCAAATAGTAGGATATATTTAGGAACTGACGCCACTACTTTAGGGACTTTATCTGCTTTAAAACAAGTTATTGGAACGGGGTCATTAAATAAAAGTTTATCAAGAACTTTCATATTTAGTCCTGGTGTATTAATTCATCCTACAGCTACACTTTTAGGGTACGACAATAATAGTGTAAGCTCTCGTGGAGATGCAAGTAGTAATTACACAATATTCAAAAATTTAACTACAGATATAGCAGTAAACAATTTTTTACAAATTGTAACTGTAAATGCAGATATTTCAGAAATAACAACTTTAGAAGGATATTCTATAAAAATTTATAATTAATGAAAAGTTTATATCACTACTACGACCCGACAGACGAAAACAGAGTAAAGGCTGGTTTATTTGAAGTTGCACCAGATTTTACAATTAACCACACTGTAAACGGACAAATTGACCCTAAATATGATGTTGTAAACGATGTTGTTTTTGATGGTGTAAGTTTAGAAGAAATTGCAGAAACAGAAAATTCTAAAGTTGCCTTATTTGAAGCTTATCCAGAATTAGTTGGAATGAATTATAAGTTAATTCAGTTGGATAATTTAGAAGAAATCAAACGCCTTGAACCTATTTCAGACAAAGGATTGAAAGGTGTGAAAAAGTATGTAAAAGATGCTGTTTTAATTTGGAGTATTGAAACAAAGTTTTGGTTTGAAGATGATGCAACTTATTTAGATGGAGTTGTAAAAACAATTAAAATTTACGACAAAGCACAGCGTGTTGTGGATAGTTGGATGAAGCGTGTTGAACTTTCATCAGACGATAAAGAGAATATTCGTAAAGTGCAAAGAGATAGAATATTAACCTATTTCAAAAGTCAGCAAGAACAGTTATTTCAGTTCCTTTATATGTTCTTCAAAGAAGAAATTAACAATTATATAGCAGTTGGAAACAAAGATGCTTTTGAAGCTATTTTAAATGATGCTTCATTAAATCATCCTTACCAAGACGAAAATCAAAACTACATTGTAAGGTTGACATTGCTTCAAGAAGTTACAACGCAATCAGGTGGAACAACAACAGTTTTACAGGGAATTTTAGACGAATTAGTATGATAAAATCAAGATACATTTACGATGTTCCATTATTAGAATGGCAGCAAGGAAAAGCGTTCATGCTTTCAGAAGTGGCGCATTTGCACCCAATGCACTATGTACGTGTTTTGCTTCAAAAAGCAATTAGAGATTTTGAAGCAGGAAAATTCAGTTACGATGGTGCAACATTTGTAAAAGAGCGTTCATCTTCATTATTTGAAGCAGCTGCATTCATTCACGATTGGCGCAACGCAATGGGTTATGTTTCTTACAAAGTAGATAGAGAAATGTTGGATATAATGATAGTTTTAGATTATAGTTTATCATTAATCAATTGGCGTTATTTTTTAACACGTTTCACATTCCTAAACATTGCAAGACATCAGCTTTTATGTACATACGTTGGAGCAGTTCCAGAAAATTTGTATCAGTTGCCTAATATTAACGCTGTTAACCGCTAACGTTAATAATAAAATAAAAATATTAAAATGATTGAACAAATTAATTCTTGGTTTCTTTTAGCTTCTGGAATAGCGACAGGAATAGCTGGCTTTTATGCTTGGATAACTTTAAGAAAAGAGGTAACTAAAAGAGATATTTCAGAAGCTCGTAAGCTTACAAAGGTTCAGGATGTAGAAGGTGATGAAGCAATTGTAAGGCAAATTGATTTACTGCTGAATCAAATTTCGTTAATGTCTGAAAATATGCTAAAAGATAAAATTGATTTATCCAATACCAAAGTAAAAGAAATTCGATATAAAGAAGCAATCGAAAGAATAAAAAATAGTTGCAACGATTGTAAATTTAATATTGAAAAAGTATTAACCGATTTAAATTTACATTAATGAGTACTAAAGTTCAAGATAAGTTATCACAATTAGTTAATGCAGTTGAAGGAATGCGACAGGTTGTGTTTTCTGAACTAGTTGATTGGGAGTCTTTAAATGCAATTACAGTAGGTGAAACAGTTCTAATAGGCAACACTTCTAATAAAAAATTACACGATGGCGAGCATTCAATAATTTTTAGAACAGTAATACCTGCAGGAGAGTTTTTTCCATTTCATTGGCACGACTTTTTAGAACAAAATTTAATGCTTGTTGGGGAATTGCAATGTGATAAAAACATATATAAAAAAGGCGATTGGATGAAATTCGAGCCTTTTAAATCGCATACAGTTAAAAACAAATCAGAACAAGAAGCAATCATAATAGTAATATTTACAAAATAGAGTTATGAAAATTATAAACGACACATTAAAATCTCCAAATGGAAAATGGAGCAGAAAATCACTAACAATGTTTACTTCTTTTATGGTTTGCATTGTTTTAGGAGGCTATATTGTTATTGCTAATTATATTACAGTAACGCCAATAAATGAATACGCTATAGACGTTTTTCAAGGATTTTTACTTTTAGTAGGGGCATTATCCGGAATAACAGTTTGGGATAAGCAAAATATGTTTAATAATAAAATAGAGTAATTATGGCAACACTTGAAAAAGCACCTTTTGGAAAAACAAATTACCAAAAGTCTAAAATTGAAAAACTCGCTCCAATTGTTGCAAAGTGGGAGGGCGGTTTTGTGAATGATCCATTAGATAAAGGTGGAGCAACCAATATGGGAATCACTTTAAACACATGGAAGCTTTTAGGCTACGATAAAGACAATGATGGCGATATTGATGCGCAAGATATAAAACTACTTTCAAAAGAAGATTTTAAAGTTATTCTTAGAAAGTATTGGAATAAATGGAATGCTGATGAAATTAAAAATCAATCCATTGCTAATATTTTAGTTGATTGGTATTGGGGTTCTGGAAAATGGGGCATTGTAATTCCTCAAAGAATTTTAGGAGTTGTTCAAGATGGTTCAGTTGGACCAATGACTATTGCAGCATTAAACAAAGCAATTGAAAAAGATGCACGAGCCTTGTTTGATAGTTTATTTAGAGCCAGAGAACGCTTTTATGAAGATATAGTAAGAAGCAATCCAAGTCAAAAACGATTTATAAAAGGTTGGAAAAACAGATTAAACGATTTTAAATATAAGTTTTAAGTTATGAGAAAAATAATATTTATGATTTTTATGCTTTTTAGTTTCTGCTCATGCGGTTCTATGAAGTTGAAAAAGGAGTCTGAAAAATTAGAGGTTAAAAAAGAGGTTGTAATAGATTCTACAAAAGAGGAAACGGAAACAACAAAAAAAGAAGAGGAGGAGAAAACAAATACTAAAACAGAAGTTTTAGAGAGTGAAATTAAAATTTCTCCTATTGACCCAGACAAAGAAATGCTAGTAGATGGGAAAAGCTACAGAAATGCGGTTTTAAGCAATAAAACAAAAAAAGAAGTAAAAGAGGAGGCAAAAGATAAAAAAGTAAAAGAGGAGGCAAAAAAGGAGATAAAAACTAACTATAAAGAATCTCAAAAGGAGGATATTAAAATAGAAACATCTAAAAAAGATAAAAAAAGGACTGGATTATATGATAGCCCTTATTTTTGGATTTTCATTTTATTGCTTATTATTCTTTTAATATGGTTAATTCGTAAATATTGGAATAGGATTAAAATATTTATAGGAATAGTGTAAATATTAAATAATTTTTGTAGTATTGTATTCTCTAAGGATAATGATTTAAAAAGTTTAGTTTAAGTTTTAGGAAAAGCTCTCAATTTTGGGAGCTTTTTTTATAAATAAGTTTTAAATAAAAAAAATTATATATATTTGTAAGGAATATTAAATATTTGTATATGAATTTTTCATTAATGAGAGAGGTTTACGGAAATAATCCCTGGCTAGTAGATAGCCATACTCTACCAGCTTTACTAAATACACTACAATTAGCTAAAAGCGGGGTTTCTTTAGAACTACCTGAGCAAAAATATAACTCAATTAGCTTTTTAAACACTAAATCTAATACTCTTATATATGATGATTATGATTTAAGAAATAAGAGCTTTAGCGAGGGAATAGGAATAATTAACCTAGATGGAGCAATTACTGTAGGAGGTGGGGCATCTAGTAGAGGAATGTTAGAAACTTCTAACATGATGCTTAAAATGGCTAAAGATTCTAGGATAAAGGGTTTTATGATTTACACTAATTCTGGAGGGGGTTCTAGTGCAGCTGTAGAAATTATGTCTGATGCTATAAATGATGTAAAGAAAACTAAGCCTGTTTATTCTCTAATTAAAAAAGGAGGTTTAGCAGCTTCTGCGGCTTATGGTATAATTTCCGCTACTCATAAAATATACTCTGAGTCAGAAATGAATTTTGTAGGATCAGTAGGTACTATGATTCAATTTGAGGGAAAAAAAGCTAATTCAGAGGATGTAGATGGAGTTAAAAATATTCGTTTATATGCTACAAAATCTACTAAAAAAAATATAGCTTATGAGGAGGCTCTAAATAATGATAATTATAATCTTTTAGTTAATGATTTACTGGACCCAATAAATGAGAATTTCATTAAATTAGTGGAGAGTAATAGACCTCTTTTAAAAGGTACTGATTTTGATAATGGGCATGATAGATTTGCTAAAGATTCTATAGGAACTTTTATAGATGGAATCTCTAATTTTGATAGTGTAATTCAGATGATTTTATCTGATTCTAATAATAATAATTCTAATATTAATTTAATTAACAATTCTAAAAAAATGAACAAAGAAGAGTTTAAAAATGCTAGTCCTACGGCATACGCTGAGATAGTGAGTGAGGGGATTAGTTCAGAGAGAGAGCGAGTAGGCTCATGGATGGCATACGCTAAAGCGGATGTAAATTCAGTAGTAGAGGGGATAGAATCTGGAAAGGAAATATCTAGCTCTATTAGAGAGAAAATGATGATTAAGCTAAACTCTACACAAAGTTTAGAAAATCTAACTGCAGACAGCCAGAGTGCTATAGTTACGCAAGAAACTAAAACTGTAGTAGAAAATGTAGCTCCTGAAGTAAATAAGGAGTTAGAAAGTGCATTTAACTTTAAATTATAAATAAAATGGGAGGAGTAAAAGCGACACAGAGAAACGCTACTAGAAATCAAAGTACAGTAGATTATTCTAAAAATAACATCTTTACTTATGGTAATAGATATGCTGAAGCGGAATTTTTAAACGATACTGGAGCTGATTTAGATGCATCAGATGGAATCTTAGTATTAAGAAGTGCAGTAGGGCAAATTAAACCAGCAATAGCTGGAGCAACTTTAGCTGATGTAATTGGAATCTTAAAACTAGATGATGTTACTTTAGTAGATACGGATACGGCTAAAGCTAATTATTGTGTTTCAGGTGATATTGATGCAGGACTTTTAAAATTACCTGCAGGAGTTACTTTAGATACAATGGTAGGAGGGAAAGCATTAAGAGATTTATTAACTGATTTAGGTTTCATTTTAAATAATGTTACTGAAAATTCAAAATTCGATAATTAATATGAGCATTTCAATTATAGACCATAGCTCAAATATTACTAGTAAGGTAGTAGGAGCATTTGAAGAGATTATCCCAGTAAGAGCAGGATTTTCGGCATTATTCCCAGAGGAAACTACGGGAACTCTAGCAGTAGATGTAGAAGTACAAAGAGATAATGATTTAATTGCAGTAGATGTAGTTAGATTTACTGAGGGAAACAAAAATAAATCTACTAGAGCTACTGAGCATAAATACGTACCTCCATTTTTTAAAGAGGATTATGATTTTAATAGAGATGAGGTATATCAGCATACTATTTCTATGGGGGTTTTAAATAATGCTGGAGTAAATAAATTAATTGCTCAATCTGCATTAAAAAATGTTACTAAAAATAGAGCAAAAATAGAGAGAGCTATTAGAAAACAACAGGCTGAGGTTTTACAGACTGGAATTGTTACCCTTAAAAATGGTGATAATATTGATTTTAAAAGAAAGGCTTTATCTATGCCTGTTTTATCTGGGGTTAATCTTTGGAGTGCTTCAGCTACGGCTAAGCCTATTGATGATTTAGCTTTAGGAATGAGATTTTTAAGGGATGTAGGTAACTCTAATGGGGCTGATGTAAATGTGGTTATGCGTTCGGATTCTTTTAATGCTTTCATGGCAGCAGAGCAAGTAAAAGAGCAGGCTGAATGGACTAACATTAAGAGAATGAATATAGATTTTCCTCAGTTTAATGAGGCTACAGGGTTAGCTTTTCAGGGGCAGATTGCAGCGGGTGATTTTAATGTAAATCTTTGGACTTATAATGAGAAATATACTGACTCTTTAGGGGCTACTAAATTCTATTTAGATGCTAATAAAGTAGTAATGATTCCGTCTGATTTTATGGGAAAAACTATTTTTGGAGGTTTGCCTGTTATGAATGATGTAAGTATAGGAAATACTATTACTAGGATGCCAGGTATTGTAGAGGCTAATTATTTAATTAGGGCTTATAGTGATGAGCGTACTATGTCTAGTACTTTAGAATTATCATCTGCTCCTATTGTAGTTCCGTTTACTGTAGATAAAATCTATACTATTCAAACTTTAACATAAATCTAAATATTTAAGATATGGCACAGTATAAAATAAAAGTAATACTCCATCAGCTTAAATCTAATAAACTAGGAAAGGCTGGGGAAATTGTAGAGGAATCTCAATTACTCAGCCCAGCTAGTGAGTTAGTTAAAAATGGGTTTATAGAGTTAGTAGGTGTAGAGGATGAGGCTAATGATGATTTAGCTAAAATGACTATTCCTGAATTAAAACAATTCGCAGATCAGAATGTTATTGATGTAGAGGGGCTAACTAAGAAAAAAGCAATTTTAGCAGCTATAAAATCTCACATAAATAATATAGAAATTAAGTAATAAAGTAAAAAGTTAATCCAGATGGGAAGTATTTTAGATTTAGCTAAAAGAGATGCTAAGAGATTTGTTACTAAAGGAGGGTTTGAGGTAGATATAGAAATGATAACTCCAACAAAAGACAAAGTAATAAACATCACTGGTTTAGGAACTAAACACTGGATTAATTTTGATTCTGATGGAAATCCTATAAATTCTAAAAATGTACATATTTGTATAGATGAGGAGTTTTTAAATAATAATAGCTATCCTACTAGAAACGGAAAAGGAGAAATAAGGTTATTAAATCATTTAATCACCTTTAAGGATAGTTCAGGGATAGATAGAAATTACATAGTAAAAGAGAATTTTCCAGATGAAACTTTAGGGCTAATAGTTTGTATTTTAGCAGATTATACAATTTAAAAACATGGCTATACTTATAGATGAAAAAATAGAAATTCAAGGATTCGAGGTTGTTTTAAACAAGCTCGGAGCTATTCTATTAGAGGAGCTTTCTAATCAAAGAGATTCATGTAATAATACAGCTTTATTTGATGTTTTTATAGAGAGGCAACAGCCTTATGATAAATCAGAGGATGTGGTAATAATTGTATCTCTAGATAATGTGAATTATTCAAACTTTACTGAAAGCGGTTCAGAGGGGTTATGTGTTTATAATGTGGATATATTCACATCTGCGACAGAAAGTGCTGTAGAGACAGGAAATAAAGCCTCTAGGGATAGATTACATTTGTTTGCAGGATGGGTTAGATATATATTATCATCTACTAAATACAAAACTTTAGATTTGCCTCCAGGATGTATTGGGGGAACTTATGTTAATAGTCTGAGTTTTGATGATAACTATGGCAATCAAGATGGGAGCTTTATTAGAATGAGCAGAGTGCAGTTTTCGGTTAGAATTAATGAAAATCAGGAGCTATTTAATGGAATAGATTTTTTAGGTAATGATACAGAAATAAGGATAGAGGGAACGGATAAGGGGTATAAATTAATCTTTAATAATTAAAAATATGAGTACAATTTCAACAGCTGTAGGACTAGAGCGCAGAGCTAGGGTTTCAGGCTATAAAATTAAAAAAGGGTTTTTCTCTAATGAAACACCTAATCTGCCGCAGTTAATTGCTGTTTTTGGAGAGGCTAATACTGCTAATCAGGCGGGATTAACTACTACAAAAAGAGAGGTTACTAGTGCTAATGAGGCAGCAGAGCTGTATGGTTACGGCTCTCCAATTCATGCACAAATGAGGATTTTAAGACCTATCTCTGGGGATGGAGTAGGAGGGATTCCTACAGTAGTTTTTCCTCAATTATCAAACGGGGGAGAAACGGCTACTGAATTAGAGTGGACTGTAACGGGAACGGCTACTAAAAATGCTACTCATACTGTAGTAGTAGCGGGAAGAGAAACTCTAGATTTTCAAAACTATTCTTATAATGTTATTGTAGGTGATACTCCTACTATAATAGCTCAAAAGATAGCTGATGCTGTTAATGGGGTTTTATCTAGTCCAGTTATTGCTACTCCTGTTTTAGGCGTGGTTACTTTTGTAACAAAATGGAGAGGCTTAACTAGTTCTCAATTAGATGTTAGATTTAATTTAGGAGCTAATTTAACAGGGGTTTCATATTCTCAAACAGATGTTATTTTGGGAACGGGTACGCCTGATTTAAGTGCTTCTCTTATTCAATTTGGGGATGATTGGTACACTTCTGTTAGTAATTCTTATGGGGAGGCTCATTTAGGCACTTTTGAGGCTTTTAATGGTTTTCCAGATGATGATTTGCCTACAGGTAGATACAGTGGATTAATATTTAAACCTTTTGCAGCTTTCTTTGGTTCTACTTTATCTGATAAAGATGATTTAGTATTAATTACTGATAATGCATCTAGAGTAAATCAATTAACAAATGTATTATGCCCAGCTCCTAATTCTTTAGGCTTTGGATATGAGGCTGCAGCTAATATGATTACTTTATTTAGTAGAATTGCACAGGATAGCCCTCAGTTAGATGTTAATAATAAATTTTATTCTGATATGCCTATTCCTTTGGATGGTAATGCAGGTGATATGAGTGATTATAATAATAGAGATTTTCTAATTAAAAAAGGATGTTCTACAGTTATTCTAGAGAATGGAGCTTATAGGGTTCAGGATTTAGTAACTACATACCACCCGGAGGGAGAAACTCCTCTACAGTATAACTATTGTAGAAATCTGAATTTAGATTGGAATGTATCTGACTCATACAGGACTTTAGAAACTATAAGGCTAAAGGATAAAGTTTTAGTAGCAGATACGCAAGTAGTAGGGGTTACAGGAGCTATTAAGCCTAAAGAATGGAGAGCTGTGGTTTTTGATTTGTTTGATGATTTAGCAGAGAAAGCCTTAATTAATGAGCCTCAATATTCTAAAGATAGTCTAGTAGTTCAGATCAGTTCTACTAACCCTAATAGATTTGAAACTTTTTTCAGATATAAAAGAACGGGAATAGCTAGAATAGAGAGTACAGATGTAGAGGCAGGATTTTAATATTAATATTTAAAAATAAAAAAAATGGCAAAATATATAGGGGGTGATATTCAGGAGGTAGTATGTCAGCATACTCTAGGAGAGTTTAGATTTTCTCCTAAATCAAATGAGGATTTTACTCTGGATCCAGGAGGGATTAGGACTAATGATGATGCTAACCAAATTACAGGAGGAGGACAGGCTATTTATCAAAAGAACAGAGTTAGATGGATGATTGAGGGAGTAGTAGCTGTAGATTTTATAGCGGGTACAGAAATGGAAAAATTAGCTCTTTTAGCAGAGCATCCTGACGAGGGAGTCTGGACCATTACCCATATATCTGGAACTATTTGGAAAGGAAAAGGGGTAGTAGTTGGGGATATTCAGCCTGGTACTAATACGGCTCAAATGACTTTAAAAGTATCTGGAAGCGGCAAGCTAGAGAGATTATAGAAAAAATAGCCCTCTATTTTGATAGGGGGCAATTTTTAAAAACAAAAACAAAAACAAAAAACAAATGAATTTAATAAGCAAAGATTTAGCAGTAGAGGAGTTAAATGAGTATTTAGCAAACTTTATAGAGGGTGATTTTAATGTAGAAAAGGATTACCCTAAAATTTTAAAAGCTGTTTGTAGTGGGAATCTAACTTTTAATGAAGATTTAATCCCTAAATACAAATTAATAACTGCATTAAATAGAGATACTGAATTTCAAGTAGATGAGATTACCTTTATTACTAGGATTCTGCCAACTATGACAGCTAAACTAGCTAGAGGGGTAGATTTAAAAAATGATGCTGTAAGATACTCTCTAGTAGTTACTGCTCACATTATAGGTTTTGCCTCAATAAATGAGCTAGATAAATTAAGTAAAAGAGATTATGAATTAATACAGGAGTTAAGCATGGTTTTTATCTAAGGTGGACACTTGCTGGAATAGATATAGCTATACAAAATGTAGTTAAGTATTTTAAGTGGACACCTAATGTAATATCAGAATTATATTGTGATGATTTAGATTACAAAGGTATTTTATACTGGAATAAAGTAGCTAAAGAAATTTCAGATAATATGAATCTAAAATAAAAAATAAATATTATGGCGGGTACAATTAGAATCCCTACAGAGTTCACTGCAATAGATAAATTTACCTCAGTAGTCAGTAAAATGAGTACTGGGGTTTCTAGTTTTAGTAAATCTACAGAGGCTTCAATAGATAGGGTAAATAAAAAACTAGGTAAAGTTAGTGTAGGTTTTGCGGCAGCGGGGGCTACAGTTTTAGGTTTGGGAGGAGTAGCTGTAAACTCATTTAATGATTTTGAGAAATCTATGAGTAATGTTAGTACTTTAGTAGATACTAATGTAGAGGATATGGCTAAGATGGGTGATGAGGTTTTAAAACTCTCTACAAAATTGCCTGTTCCTATAGATGATTTAACGACAGCTCTTTATGATGTAAGGAGTGCGGGGATAGAATCCTCTAAAGCTATAGCAACTTTAGAAACATCTGCAAAATTAGCAACAGCGGGGCTTTCTACTACTCAGGAGAGTACTAATATTTTAACTTCTGCTATGAACGCTTTTAAAAAGGAGGGTATTAGTAGTGAAAAGATAGCTGATATTTTATTTAAAACTGTAAAGGCGGGTAAAACAACTATCTCTGAATTAGCTACAGGATTTGGGGCTACAGCGGGTATAATTGAGAGTTCAGGTACTAAATTTGCTGATTTTCAAGCAGCTACTGCGGCACTAACTACAGTAGGAACTCCTGCTACTCAGGCTCAAAATCAACTAAGAGCATCTATAGTAGCAATGCAAAAGCCTACATCTGAAATGACTAAGATTTTTAAAAAATTAGGGGTTTCTAGTGAAAAGGAATTAATTAAAAAAACAGGAGGCTTAGTTAATGCCTTTACTGCTATTGAGGGTGCTGGAAAAGGTTTAAATATTAACATGGCTAAGGCATGGAGTTCTGTTGAGGCGGGTGCTGCAGTTACTTCTTTATTAGGGGCTACAAATGGAGCATACACATCTACTCTAGAGAGTATGACAAATGGGGCAGATGCTTTGGGTGAGGCTTTTGAGAAACAAGCTAAAACGGGTGCAAGTCAGGCACAAATTGCAAAGAATAACATGCAGGCTTTGAGTATTACTATAGGTGCAGTTTTAGCTCCTATGGTGAGTGCTTTAGTTCAAAAAGTAGCCCCATTAATTAGCTCTTTTAGAGATTGGGCTAGTGAAAATCCTAGATTAATTAAAACTATAGGAATTATAGGGGCTGTTTTGTTAGGTTTTGCGGGTGCTTTAAAAGCAACTCAATTAGTATTAACTATTTCTCAGGTAGTAATGGCTGGATATACGGCTATCATGGCAGCATATAGTGGAGTAGCTGTTACGGCAGCTTTAACTGGTTCTACTTTTGCCGCAGTAATATGGGCTACTTTAGCCCCTATTTTAGCGGTTATAGCAGCTATAGCGGCAATTATTGCAATTTTCTACTATTGGGATGAGATTGTAGCCTGGTTTGGCAAACAATTTGAAACTTTTACTAATTGGATCAGTTCTCTTTGGCAGTCGGTTGTTGGGTGGTTTCAAAGTTTTGATTTTGTTAATTTTTTCATGAGTATAGGACAGGCTATAATTAACTACATGCTATTCCCTTTAAAAACAGTTTTAGGATTAATGTCTAAATTACCTGGAGGAATAGGAGAGGCAGCTAGTAAGGCTTTAGCTAGTATAAACTCCCTAACTGATTTAGGGGTTAATGCTGAAATATTACCATCACCAGAGCAGAAACAAGCTGAAAACTTACAAAATGTAGGTATTAAAGGAGGTATTAATATAGATGTTAGGGATAAGGGAGGAAATGTAGCGGGGGTTAGCTCTCAAAATCAAAAAGGAGGAATCCCAATAAATGTAACATCTACACAAGGAGCTTATTAATTATGGGAACAAAAGATATTAATTTGTATGAATCAGGAACTGGTGGAGAAATCTCTATCAGTTCAAATGATTTGAATTTAGGAGAGAGTTTATTTCAGCAGGTTTATTTGGCTTTGTTTGGAGGAAATCTAGAGGCTGTTACTAGAGGTGATGAGCTTATAGGAGAGGAGAGGCTGGACTGGTGGGGAAATTCATTATTTCTAAATGATAATCCTAATAAACAATTTAACTCTATAACTGAAAAAACTCTACAAAATGTAGTTTTAAATAGTTCAGGTAGATTAAAAATAATTCAAGCTGTAAAAGAGGATTTAAGCTATCTAAGTGATTTACTAGATTTTTCTATTAATGTAGTTTTTGAGGAGGTTAATAATATAAAAATTATCATTAACTTTACTCAAAAGGGAACGCAAGAAAATAGAGTATTAGAGCTAGTTTATAATAACGCTAAAAATGAAATAATAATAGAGAGAATAGTATGAGACAGATACCTAATATAGTAGATATACAGGAATCATTAAAAAATGATTTTATAAACAAATTAAATCTATCTAATGAGGATTTAAAATATGTTTTAAATGCCTTTAATATGGTTATTTCAGCTCAGTTTAAATTAGTTTACTTATATCTATCTGATATACAAAACAATGTTTATCCTGATACGGCTGATATAGAGGGTAATGGAGGAACTTTAGAGAGATTAGGTAGGATTTATTTAAACAGAAATCCTAAGCCTGCTACTCCAGGAATTTTTGAAATAGAAGTAACGGGAACTATAGGGGGTTTTTTAAGGAGTGGATTAACTTTTAAGAGTAATGAGGATTCTAAGAATCCAGGACAGGTTTTCGTTTTAGATAATGATTTTACTTTAGTTTCAGCTACGGGAATAATAGAGGTTAGAAGTATTGGGGGAGGTACTGAATATGATTTAAATTTAGGGGATAAATTAACCATAACAGAGCCGGTTATCGGGGTAACAAATATAGCTGAAGTGGTTACTATTATAAATCAGCCTTTATCATCTGAAAATATAGAGGATTATAGACAGGCTATTTTAGATGCTATCCAATTAGAGCCAAATGGAGGGGCTAAAACTGATTATAGATTATGGGCAGCTGATGCTCAGGGAGTGAGAAAAGTTTATCCTTATGTTAGAAATAATAATGCAGGTATAGTAGATGTTTATGTAGAGGCATCTGAAACAGATAGTATAGATGGGCTAGGAACTCCATCAGCATCTATTTTAAATGATGTTAGGGATGTTATAGAATTTGACCCTGACAATACTAAGCCATTAAATGAGAGGGGGCGCAGACCTATTCAAGCTATAATTTATGCTCTCCCAATAGTTATAACTCCTGTAGATGTGCAAATAATAGGGTTACAGGATTCTAGTACTGCAGTTAGAAATTCTATTGAGAGTAACTTAATCACATATTTAAAGACTGTCAGACCTTATGTAGCTGGAGGGGATTTAGCTAGGAATAAAAATGATGTTTTATATAGTGGGAGGGTTCAGAGTATAGCTACAGATGTTTTAGAATCATCTAACTTTTTTACTGATTTTATAATGCAGGTGAACGGGGTGACAGTTTCAAATTATGAGTTTAATTTAGGCTTTATTCCTTATTTAAGAAATCTAACATTTTTATAAAATGACTTATATAAAATCTAATAAAAGTACGCAAAATGGTTTAGGTACTCCTCATGGTTTAGGAGTGCCTCATAGGATGCCTACTATTGAGGGGGAAAATTTAACGGATATTCTAGCTGATTTAACGAGGAAGCTTTACCCTACGGGCAGAGCGTGGTGGATGCAAAATAATACTAATTTTGATAAATTACATAAGGCTATAAATGTTAATTTTATTAGGGTTATTGAGGATTCTAATTTAACTATAGATAGTACTATTCCAGATAATGATAATTTTGCTGAAGAGGATGTAATTTTATGGGAGTATAGATTAGGATTAATAACTAATCCTCTAGTTAGTTTAGCCCTAAGAATAGAGGCTATTAAAAGAAAAATGAGCTATCCTAGTAATATTAAATCTAGACAGCATCCTTTATTTATAGAGAGTCAGTTAAGGTTGGCGGGTTTTGATGTTTATATATATGAAAATAAATTTTTTGAGGGTGGGGAATGGGTTTACAAGACTCCAGATCAGATTGCAGCACTTTCTTTATTTGCTACTGAGCATGGAGTACCTACACAGCATGGAGGAGGTACTCAGCATGGATTTACTAATTTTGATGTTATAGCTAATGAGGTAGATGTTTTAGAGAGTTTCTCTGTAGGGGGTTCTAATTTATGGGCTACATTTTTTATAGGAGGAGAGAATTTAGGTGATGTAGCAAATATCCCTACTAATAGGCTTAGAGAATTTAAAGAATTAGTATTAAAATTAAAACCAGCTCATACTGTTGCTTTTACTTTTATAAATTATACATAAAAAATATTAACTTTGTTTAAAATAAATTAAAAAGATGGCAAGAAGTAAAACAAGTTCCCCAAATATTGATAATTCTAATTTATTAGATTATCCTGCAGGAAGAATAAAAGATAGTACTGGTGCTGGTGATGGAACGCCTGTAAATGAGTTTATCTATGGGGATAAACACGAAACTTTTGATAAGCTAATGAGATTAGCGGGGATTAATTTTAATGGATTGCCTGACAATGAAACAAACGGCTATCAGTATCTAGATGCTCTAAGGAGTTTAGCCTCTAAAAATGATTTTATAACTACTCTAAATTCAGTAGGAGGATTTTTAAGCATAGGATTAAAACTAAATTTACTTTTAGTTAATGAGCAGATAGTATGTAAAGCATCAGTAGATTTAACTACTGAAACTCAAATAAAGGGATCAGATGGCTCTACTATTGCTTTAACTTTTGTAGGTAATTTTAAGGCTAATGAATATGTAAGATTAATTAAAACGGGTGCGGGAATTACTTTAGTAAGGTTAGTAGATTTAACTAATTTAGATTTAGCTGTATCTGAGGCTCAATATCTTAAAAAAGCTAATCAGACGCAGGAAAATGCGGGAACTTTAGATACAGTAGCATCTACTCCTTTAACAAATTTAACGGCTTTTATTAAAAGGGTTACAGGTACGGATAGTATTTTATATTTAGCTACATCTATTAGGAATGGTTTATATCCTAAAGAACATTTTAATATAGTAGCAAATATAGGGGCATCACCTGTAAGGAATATAGGTACTGCATCTGGAATTGATATAGGATATGGAGCTATAGGAACTAACTACCCAATTAGCGGAAATATAGTTTCAGCTATCCTAGTAGATAAGCCTACTAATGCCTCTACTATAAGAGTAGTTTTATCTAATACTATGACAGATTCAAATTATTATGTTAGAATGTTTGTAGAATCTAATGCCTCTATTATTGGGTTAGATAACGGGGTAGGAGTTCCTGTTTTTAAAATTATAAATCCTACTACTTTTGACTTTAGCATACAGAGTTTTCAGGCAACAGCACAAAATTTAAAAATTCATTTTGAAGTAGTTAAAAAATAATAATATGAGAGTAATAGGAAATTTACAAATAGAAAAGGATAGTAATTTAAATTATCCTTTTGGAGCTAGTATAAAAAACGAAACAGAAACTCAGAACGGAACTCCTGTAATTGAGGAGATTTATGGAGATATTTTAATGAATATCTATAAGATTTTAGAAGTTACAGGAAATACTCCTACAGATGCAAAAGATGATAATTCTACTCAATATCAATTATTAGAGGCTTTAAAAATGCTCCCTAATAAATTAAATGATATTGAGCAGGTTTTAACTCTAAACGGCACTATTTGGGAAGTGCCTCTGAATCTATCAATTTTACCAAATAAATATACTTTTTTTGCTAGAGCATCTGAGGATTATATAAGCGGGATAACTTATGATTTTAAAGGAATTTCAGCTCTTACTTTAGATTTTTTCAGTGAGGGTTTTAAGGCATCTGATGAGCTTTTAGTAGTTATAGATACTAATGGGGTTAGGGCTTATTCTCTATCTATTTTAGGGGATAATCCTAGTGATATTTTCACTCCTTTTGGCTCTCCTTTGGCTTATAATGATTCTAATGTATTATATTATCAGGAGGATGGATATTTAATAACGGACCAGCCTACATCTGTTAATTTAGAGGGAATAATTAGAGTAGATGCATCAGATGGAACTCTAATAGTAACTGATATTAATATTTCTCAGGGGCATGTTTTATGTTCAGTTATAAAGCCTACAGATTCTAATTATTATGAAATATTTACTTTCCCTCTAGGAAATTATGCTACATCTACAAAATTAACTAAAATAGGAGTAACTCAGACCAGAGGTGATTACTTACCTAATATTTATTTTAATCAGTTAGGAGTTGTTTATATAACAAATGAAGCGGGGAATACAGTGGATAATAAAGTACTAAGTTTGTTTAATATTGATTTTAATTTAAATACTATAACTTATTCTAGTACTTATACTCTTAGTGGTTTTGTAAAAACTTCTAATGCATTTATTAGAAATAATGATATTTATACTTTAATAGGCGGTGAATATTCTAGAACAAATTTAAGTACTGGGATAAATACCTCTTTAGCTTCTTTTAATTCAATTATAGGGCAGGTTTTTAGTTTTAATAGTTCAGTTTATTTTGGATCAGGAGAGGTTGCAAAAAAATGGTTTTAAAAAAAATAAATAAATGAGGTTAGATGTAAATACAGATGCAGCTATAATTTTTACAGCAAAACTGGAAAAGCTACATAGATCAGCTTTTCCTAGTGCTGTTAGGAATACTCTAAATGATGCTGCATTTGAAACAAAAAAATTAGTTCCTAAAAAGGCTAATGAAAAAATGACTATAAGGCAGAAAAATGTTTTTTCTAAATTCACAGTAATTGATAAAGCTAAAGGATTTGATATAAGGAGGATGAGTTCAGTAGTGGGAATAGATGGCAGGAGTAAATCTAAGTTAGCTGATGGATTAGAGAAACAAGAAACTGGAGGGAATGTTACTAGTAGAAAATTAATAGCTCATGATATGGGTAGAATTTCTGGGAGTTATTCTAAGAAACTAAAGGCTAAAAATCAATTTTCTAAAATAGGTAGTATAGCTGGGCCAGGTAAAAGGAAAAAAGGCTCTAAGTATATAATGATAAAAAAGAGTAGTGCAAAGGGTACAGTTTTTGAAGTATCTGGAAAAAAATTAACTCCTATTTTTAGTTATAGGAAAAGCAAAATTTCTAAATTAAAAGCCAGACCATTTATGAAACCTAGTGCAGTGCAGGCATCTAAAAAAATAGAATCTATCTATAAAAATAATGCAGAATTTCAATTTAAAAAACACTTAAAATAATGAGCTGGAGAGATAATTTAAATAATGTGCAGTTTTCTATTATTACGGGTGATGGAAAAGAATATTTCCCACTTTTAAAGATTACTGAGAGGAGTAAAGAGTTTAATACTAAATCATTTGATTTTATAGATGTTGCTAAATCATTTGTAGATAGGAAACAGCCTAAATCTACTAAATATCCTTTAACTTTTTATTTTCAGGGGGATGATAATATAGATCAGAGTAATGCTTTTGATGTTTCCTCTAATGATAAGAGGTACTGGACTGTATCTCATCCATTTTACGGGGTTATTAAGGGGCAGCCTTTATCTATTACATTTAATGATTCAAACTATAATGTAACAGAGGTTTCTGTAGATTTTTGGGAATCTATTATTTTTGATTTTCCTAAAAGTAATTTTTCTATAAAAGATAATACTTTAGTTAAAAAAGATGCTATCCTAGAAAGTTCAGCTAAAAGCTATGCTTCTAGAGATGTATTTACTGCGGAGGATATACAAAAAAACAAAGAGAGTATAAATATCACAGCATCTAAGTTTAATGATATACAGGATGATGATACATTTACTGAATTTTCTAATATAGTTAGTAAGGCAGAAAAGGCTAGTGATAATTTATTAAAAGATACTTTAAATGCTATAAATAAAGCTAATGAGGTTTTAAATTATCCCTCTACTATTGATGCATCTGTTAAAAATAGATTAGCTGGTTATAAAAATACATTTTTAGAACTTAAAAACGGAATAGAAAGCATAGCTGATAAGTTATTTTTTGAGAGTCAGGGGGCATCCTGTTTAGCTAGTTATTGTAATGCTTCTGTAAATTTTCAATTTGGGGAGGATTATACTACAGCTATAGAGATAGAGGGAGTAGTTTCTGATTTAATTTTTCTCTATAATGATTATCTTTTGTTATTAGATAGCTCTAGTACTTCTAATTATAATACTACTGAATTTTTTCAGCCTAGTGCTTTAGTTCAGAGTCAGATGAATGATTTAATAAATTTAACTATAGGCAATTTGTTTACTCTGGCTTTTGATTCTCAACAGGAGAGGGTTTTTTATACGGATAAGGAAACTAATTTAATATTACTTACTCATAAATATCTAGGATTAGATGCTTCAGATAATAATATTAATCAATTTAGAGAGATTAATAATATAAAATTAAATGAGCTTTTAAGAATTAAGAAAGGGAGAAAAATTAAATATTATATATAATGGAAATTAAAATAAACGGCAGAGAGGTTAGTTTTTTTACAGAGGGTTCTATCCAATTAAAGCTGGATAGTATAGCCTCTGTTTTTTCGTTAAAAGCTAGGTTTAATCCAGAGAATGATACTCATAAAGAAATTTTTAAACCTTTACAATATCATAAAATTGAGATTTATAATAATGATAAAAAGTTAATATTTACAGGAACTATTTTAGGGCATACTTTTGAAAGTAACGAGGGTATAAATTTAGTTAATATTTCGGGTTATTCACTTTCCGGGGTTTTGGAGGATGTAAATATACCTCCTGCAAATTATCCCCTGGAGAGTTTAAATAGGAGTTTAAAAGATATAGTAACTAGATTATGTGGGTTTTATGGTATCGGGGTAGTTATAGATGATTCTGTTAAAAATGAGGTTAATAGGGTTTACAAAAAAACTACAGCTAGTGCTACGGATTCAATAAAAGGATATTTAAGTAAATTAACAAGCCAAAGAAATATAATACTTTCCCATAATGCTAGAGGGCAGGTAGTTCTATTTAAGCCTAATGATAATGGGAATCCTAAGTATTTTTTTAATAAAGATAATACTTTGAGCATGAGTAGTAGTTACAATGGGCAGGGGATGCACTCTAAGATCAGTGTAGTTAGGCAGCCATCTGGGGAAAATACGGGGGTATCTACAGTAGATACTATAGTAAATCCTTTAATAAATTCTAACAGACCTACTACAAAAATTTTAAGTAGTGGGGAGGATACAGATACAAAGAATGCAGCTGATAATGAACTAGCCTCTGAACTAAAAGCAATATCTATAAAAGTTAAATTAAAAGGGCTTTTTGAGGATATTCAGCCTGGGGATTTGGTTAATGTACATAATCACGAAATTTACAGCTTTGCTTATTCTAGATATATGGTTTCTGATGTTAGTTTAGATTTTGATGAGCAGTCAGATGGCACTACGGATTTAACCCTAGTACTGCCTGAAACTTATACGGGGAAAGCCCCTAAAAATATTTTATTTTATTATGAGAGCCATTTAAGAGATAATTAAATTATGATAACATTTAGTAAATTAGCTGAAACGGCTATAGAAAAGGGCAAAAGGATAATTAAGGTTTTGCAGTTCGGGGTAAAAACAGCAGAGGAATGTAGCCCTTTTGGGGTGGATGCTAACCCTTTGAAAGATATGACTGCAATATATGCTGATACCTCAAATAATTCAGAGAGCGTAATAATAGGGTATATTAATAAAAATCAAATAGCTGGGCCAGGAGAAACTAGATTTTATTCTTTAGATTCTAATGGAGGGCTAAAGGCTTTTATTTGGCTTAAAGATGATGGGAGTATAGAATTAAACGGCTCTACTAATTCAGCTGTAAGGTATGAGCCTCTAAATAATTCTATTACTCAGGCTAAAGTGGATATTAATGCAGAATTAGCTAAAATATCTTTAGCCATAGGAGGGCTAGGAGGGGTTTATACAGTAGCTCCTATAATTATAGATTTAACCTCATCTAAAAATGACAAAGTAAAAATTAGTTAGTTTTTTTGTTTTTTTGTTAAAAGCTCTTAACTATTATAGTTAGGGGCTTTTTTTATGGTTTATTTATAAAAAGTAAAAATTTATGTAAAAAATATAAAGAAAAGTTTGTAGATTAAAAATAAAGGCTTAGATTTGTATCAGAATAATAACAAAAACTAAAAAACTATGAGTACTGTAACTTTAAAAATGTTAGATTTATTAGAAAATAAAGAAATTGAAAGAACAATAGATATTTCTAATGTGATGGTTAATAACTCAAAAGCTCCTTTAAATTTTGAGCATGATATTTTAGGAACTAAGGAGCAACAAAGAGAGCGTTTAAATAATTGGATAGATGAGAGAGGGAATAAACAACATGATACTATTTTAGAATTAATCTCATGGGCTTTTAATTAAGCCCTTTAAAAAGTTAAATATTATGAAAATATCAGATTTAAAAGTAGGGCAAAAGTTAAAAGATGGGGTACATTTTTGCGAGGTAGCATTTATTAATTCTAACAGTGTAGGTGTACAATATCGCTCTGGCTCGTGTATAATTTATACTCAGGAATCTTTAGATAAAAATTTAATAACAACTTTATAAAATGGATTATATAGCTTTTTTAATCGGGGTTAGTGTTTTATTTCAATTTGTTTATTTTGGAATAAAGATAAAAGGAGAAAAAATAATAGATAGATTACTAGATAAAGAGGGGTTTTATCTTTTCTTAAAAATTCTTTTAGTTTGTTGTTTAATTTCTCTAGTTTTTTTAATTAGTGCTTTAATAAAATTGAATTATGATAGAATATGAGTTATTAATCTGGTTCCGCTTCATGGCATGGGGAGAGCAGCATAAGGATTTTGAGGTTTACACTATTGAGGCTTTAGGGGTTCATGATGCTTTTAATAGAATAGAAAAAAAATATTTTCAAGGGAGAAAAAGGATTGCTGTTTCTTATGAATATATGGGAGCGACTTATAAACCTTATCAGTATAGAGTAGATAGAAGAGATGAGAATTTTAATAAACCTCTCTCTGCATTAAACAAAGTGTATAATTAATTAAATAAATAGAAAAAATGAGTAAAAATTTAAGTATTGATGTAGAAAAAATTAGAGGTAGAATTTCAGAGGCAAAAGGAGAGAAAGTTTCTAGAACTGATTTAGCTGAGATTTTAGGAACTACTACTGTAACATTATCTAGTTTAGAAAAATCTGCTCCAAAGGTTGTAAGATTGTTAAACAATGCTAGTAAAATTACTGGGTTAAGTATTAACGAACTTTTAAAAGAATTAACATAATGGAAAAGCTAAAAGAATTAAGGATTTTTAAAAAGGAGGGTTTTTTCTTTTGTGAGTTATGGATAGAAAACTCTAATCTGCGTAATGATGGCTATTTTTTTGATGATATGGTTAAGGCTTCTAGCTTTTCTGATTTACTAGTAGAAATAGGGAATAAAAACTGGATAGATTTATTAAATAAAAATTAAAACAAATGAAAAACGAAATTATTAATTTAGAGAATTTAACTACTAACTCTCTCCCAGAATTAAAAGGATGGAGGGAAAAGCAGGAGCAAATAGTAAAAGATAATCCTTTTATTTCTATTGAGGATTCTAAGAGCTATGAAGAGGCAAAAAAAAGGCGTACTAATTTAGTAAGTGCTAGAACTACTATAGAGGGGCAGGATAAGCTAATAGCATCTAAATTATCTAAATTTAGAAAAGAAGTAAAAGCGGTTTCTGATGAGTTAATTATCATCACTAAACCTCTAGAGGAAAAACAACAGGCTGAGGTTAAAAGATACGAGGCTATAAAAGAGCAGGAAAAGGCTGAAAAAGAGCTTTTGGAGAGCAAAAGGATAGAAAGTATTAAAAGTAAATTAGATGAGCTAGAAAATGCCTCTTTGTCTATTGTTCAAAAATTAATATTTGATAATATAGAAATCTCTAGGAATAATTTAGATGATGTATTTAAAATAGATTTTGATTTTGAGGAGTTTATAACTCTTTTAGATATGCTAGAGAATAGGCAAAAAGGGATTTTTGAGAATAGAGTTTCTGAATTATTAGAAAAGGAAGTTTTTAGAAAAAATCAGGAGAAACTAGAGGAGCAGTTAAAAGAATCTAAAAGAAAAGAAAAGGAGGCAGAGGATAAGCTAGAGGATGAGAGAGCAAAAGCAAAGGAGAAAGCTGATAAGGAATTAACTGAGCTTTTTGAAATCAAAAAAAATAGGCTTTTAGAAATTGGATTTACTTTAGAGGATAACTGGTTTAAATCAAAAGAAACTATTTTAGAGATTAATAAAAAAGTAGTTTTCCGTTCCTCTCCTTTAGAGTTTGAAACTATTTTAAATGATAGTAAAAATGAAATATTAGTATCTAAAGAGGAGGTAGTAAAAGAGCAAAAAGCCAAAGAGGAGGAAACAAGATTAAAAGCCAAAAAAGAAAAGGCAAATAAGGAGAGAGTAAAAAAATTAAAATCTGATAAATCTCATTTAGAGATTGCTATTAAAGGGATTTCTTTTAATGCTATAGAGGGGGATTTAGAAAATAAAGAGGCTTTAGAATTTTACAGAACTTTTATTGGCAGATTAGAGGAATTTATACAAAGTGAATTAAACAATTTAAAAAACTTATAGTTATGAGCACAGGATTAACGACAGAGAACAGAGGTTCTATATTTAGTACAATGGCATCTTTTGAAGATGGGCAGAGAATTGCAAAAGGTTTGAGTAGTTCAGATTTAGTTCCCTCTGCTTATAAAAATAATATCCCGAATACTATGATAGCTTTAGAGATGGCAAATAGGCTGAAAATCTCACCTTTTGAGGTTATGCAAAATTTAGATATTATCAAAGGGAAGCCCTCGTGGAGTAGTACATTTATAATAGCTTCAATTAATTCATGTGGAAGATTTAAGCCTCTTAGATTTGAGTTTATAGGAACTCCAAAAACAGATGAATATGGCTGTAGAGCTTATACTGAGGATTTAGATGGAAATAAATTAGTAGGTCCAGCTGTAACTTGGTTAATGGTTAAATCAGAGGGGTGGTTATCTAAAACTGGCTCTAAATGGCAAACAATGCCTGAATTAATGTTCCAATATAGAGCTGCATCCTTTTTTGGTAGGTTATACGCTCCAGATATTTTAAAAGGAATGCAAACTGTTGAGGAAGTTAAAGATGTTCATTCGACAATAGACACTGATTATATAGATTTATCTAAATTAGAGCGTTTAAGCGACTTATTTAATGAAGTAGAGGAAAATCTATCTGAGGATGAAATAAACCACTATAAAAGGATTATAGATACTAAAGAGGCTAGTTCATACGCAAAACTAGAAACTCTTTTAATATCAAAAAAATAGGATATGATCGAAAATATAGAGAGAATAGGAAATTTAACAAGCTCACAGGCTTATAGGCTTGTGGGGTTTGATAGAACGAAAAAAGAACCTAGTGCAGCTTTTTATACTTACGTGGAGGAGAAAATATATGAAAGAGCCTTAAAAAGAAGTTTAGATTTAGGGGCTTATGGTCGCTCAATGGCGTGGGGAAAATTCCTAGAGAATAGAGTTCATGCTTTATTGGGTTTGGAGTATCAATTAATTTCTAGTAAAAGTTTTGTGCATCCTAAATTTGATTTTTGGGCGGGAAGTCCAGATATGATTGTGCCCTCTAAAAAGGTTTCTGAGATTAAGTGTTACGAACCTAAAAAATTCTGCTCTTATGTTTCCTCTTTGCTAACTAAAGACACGGAAATAATAAAAACTAACCACCCGCAGGAATATTGGCAGATTGTTTCTAATTGCTGTATTTTAGGGTATCCAACGGGGGAAGCAGTAGTGTATATGCCTTATGAAAGTGAACTAGAGGAAATCATAGAAATGGCTGAGAATCCAGAGTATATAAACCAAATAGGAATGCAGCCCTGGGAGGTTCGGTTTATCACTGAATCTTCTGCATCTAATTTAGCAACTCTGCCTGATAATGCTCGTTTTTTAAACCTCAACAAATTTGAGTTTAGCATCCCCGCAGAGGATATTATATTTTTAACTCAGCGAATGATAAAAGCTGGAAAACTTTTAACAAATGGACACAAAAACAATAGCTAGTACTGATACATTTTTTGAGCAAATTAGAGGAGGAAAGTTAATAAGTGATAAGCAGAGGATTTACGCTCATATTAAAAAGCATCCTGGGATTACTCTAAATGATTTATCTAGAGGAACTAGGATAGTTATTCAAACTGCCTCTGCTAGATTGTCGGATTTAATGGATTTAGGAGTAGTGGAGGTTATAGCTACTCAGAAAAGGATAGGGAATGTTACTCTCTCTAGTGATTCTATTTTAAAGGTCCAGGAGGATTCTATTAAAATTTTAGAAAATAAAAAAAAGAGAAGTGAGAAAAAATTTCAGAGATGTTTAAAAGCGGTTCTAACCTTTGAGGAGCATTTAGATCAGCAAACTATTACTAATTTAATTAAACACTTAAAGCATCATGTTTAAATTTATTAAAAGTTTATTTCCTAAAACTCCCAGAGGGGATGAGATAGAGGAGAGAGTAAATTATGTGTATTTTCAGTTAATTTCTGAAGTTTCTGTAGCATTTACGGAATTAGAGAGGGTTCAGATTCTTAATGAAGTTAGGAGGAGGCTAGATGAGAATTTCAAAAATAAGCGTTCTGAATTTATGAGTAAAATATCTGATTATACTCAAAAAATTAAGGAGCTAGATGATGCTGAGAATTATTTAAAATAAAATTCTTAGATTTGCAATGTATTATCTGTGGTGGATATGATACATTTAAGATTTTAATTAACAGCCTTTATAGGAGTAGAGCCACCACCTCGAAACTATAAGGGCTTTTTTTATTGAGAAAATTAACTAAAATGGACAATAACAATTATATACAGATTCAAGGATGGATGATTAATGAGCTAGGTTTAAAATCTAATGAATTAATTTCTTATGCAATAATATATGGCTTTTCACAAGATGGAAATTCTGAGTTTACGGGGTCAATTAATTATATTTGTAAATCTCTAAAATGCTCAAGACCTACAGCAATAAATACCCTTAGAAATTTAACTGAAAAAGGATTAGTAATAAAAACGGAATTTACAGTAAATAACGTGAATTTTAATAAGTATAAAATTATTTTAGGGGTAGTAAAGAATTTTTACGGGGGTAGTAAAGAAACTTTACGGGGGGGTAGTAAAGAAACTTTACCCAATAATACTAATAATAATAATACTAAAGAAAGTAAAGAGGAAACTCCCTCTTTATTGGTTAAAAAAGAATCTACAAAAGCCAAATTATTTTCTGATAGTATTTATTTTAATTATGAAACTTTGAGAGATTATTTAATCAAAGATGAAAAATTTAAAAAGGATTACGCAGGAGTGGATTTAAAATTTTATATTTCAAAAGCTGAAATGTGGAGTGAGAATAATCCAACAAAGAAAAGAACAGATAGGGGGTGGCTTTTAACTTTAAGAGATTGGATGAGACAGGCTAATGAAAATAAAGAGTTAAAGTTATTAGAGAACAAAAAAAACCTAAATAATGGATTTACTAATCATTAAAAACAAAATAAAAAATGATTGCAGGTTTTGAAATTTTAAATGCTTCTAATACTTCTGAGGGAATCCTAAAGTATAGAGAAAAGGGAGCAGTTAGAGGGGCTTATTTAGGTTTTCCCGAACTACACGAATATTATACTATGAGTTTGTCTGGGGTTACTGATTGGACAGGATTCCCTCAAAGCGGTAAAAGTGAAATTTTATTAGAATGTTTGTTAAACACGTCCCTTTATTACGGCTGGAAACATTTATTATATGTTCCTGATATTGGTGATAAAAATGAAATACTGGCTATATTGATACACAAAATAACAGGCAAAACTTTTGATAAAAGATATGAAAATAGTAATTATATTTCAGAGGGGGAAGTTATAAAAGAATTAGACTGGGTTTTGCATCACTTTAGGATATTACATAAAACTGATCTAAAAAGTAAAATTACACCTTATCAATTTTGGGATTTAGCAGTAGAACTAAATAATCAGATAGAGGGAGGAATTCAAACGGCCAGCATTGATAGTTGGAAAGATATGAAGCACGATTTTTCGAGCTTTGGGAGAGAGGATAAATATTTAGAGGATGTTTTAAGTTATAGAAATTCAATAGCTGAAACTCACAAAATTCATTTGCATACAGTTATTCATCCTAGAGGCGGGACAGATAAAGATTCTAACGGGGTTAGAAAACCTCCAAAACCAGATGACTTAAAAGGAGGCTCTGAGTGGTGGAACAACGGAAAGTGTATGATTACTATTCACAGACCTGAAAACTCTAAAAATGGGGTAGATTTTATAGTTACAAAAGCAAAACCTAAAAGTGTGGCAAAGCAGGGAAAAGTTCAGATGTTTTTTGATTTTAAACTAAATAAATATTACTGGGATAACAACGGACAAAGTAAATATGCTTCTCCGGAATATGTTAAACCTGTAGGGATAACAATTAATGAAGATGATGATGATTTACCTTTTTAAAAATATCAAAAGATGAATTTAAACGAACAAAGAGAAAAGGAAAAAAGAAATGAAATGGGTCAGGCTCGTTTGTTTCTTGATTTAATAAAGAAAAAAAGAGAGAGATGGGAGTTTTCTGATATTGCAGAACAGATGGCTTTTGATAAAAATAATGAAGATATTTTACTGGTTGCAGAATCTCTTGGTAATTGGTCCAGTATTGCAGTGGGAGAAAAGAAAAAAATATTAGATGATTTATGGCTAGGTGTTATCAGGATTAGTTGTTACTGCAACCACTTAGAAACTGTAACTAAAAAAAGTATTTCGGAATATAGACACGAATTAAAAACCTCAACTAGATTAGTATCAGAAAAAAGAACATTAGAACTGGAATTATTAAAACAAAAACAAGAGTATGAGCAGCAAATTAAAAGCCTTAAAGCAGAAATCAGTTTCCTGTCCAGATGTGAATAAAGAATGTATTTTTTTATTTAGTAGAGGGATAAAAGTATATCCAATTTTTAAAAATAATTGCTGGTTTATAGAGTGGGATGATAAAGGAAAAGTAAATTTTTTTAATAAGGCTATTACTCAAAAAGAAATAAATATCTCTCTAGCTAAATCTATTCAGTATTTATATAAAAAACAATTAGAAAATGAACAAAAAAGCAAATAAAAACGAAATAATAAGAGCCTATATAGATGGGATAGATAATGATATAGATTCTCTCTCTGCTAGGTTTAAAATCCCTCGTTCTAATGTTTCATTAATTATAGATAATTATTTTTCTAATTTAAAACGGCTTTTTGTAGTTTCCTCACTGGACCTAGAAAATACCTATTATGCTTTTAATGGAATAAATGAGAGAAAATTTACTACAGATTTTTTAGGGTATATTCAGGAGAGATATTTATTTAATAGTTATGAGAGAGAATTTTTAAAAAAATTAGGATTTAATATTTAAGTTTATGGAATTAATAAAAGAAATAGAGATTTTAGAGCCTCCTACATTTTATTTAGTTTTAAAGAAAAATGAGAGCAAAAAACAAGGAAAAAATGTATATCAAAAATATTATTTAACTGCTAATTTGTTTTTTAATAATGGAACAAGTTTTTTTGTAATATCGAAGATAGTACAGGATTGTAAATTATACCTTAAAGAGCATATAGGGTATATTCCAGAACTTGAAAAAATGAGGCTAGAAATAGAGTATCATGCTAATAAGCATATAGATTTAGATAATAAAGCCTATTTTTGGAAAAAATTATTTTTAGATGTATTAAAAACGCCTACTCCTAAGCAAATAGAAAACTCAAAGAAAAAAAATAAATTAATAATAACTACTAATACTATTTATGATGATACTACAAAATACGTAGATGAGATTAATGAAAAATTTATATTTGGAGGGCATAAAATGATTTTTAGAATTTATGGGAGAGTACTAGAGAAACAAAAAGAAATAAATTTAATTTAAATAGAGAAAAATGGAGTTATTATTAAAAGTAAAAATTAAGCTAGAGAGTTTAGGCTGGAACTGTGAAAACATGACAAAAGAACAGGAGGAGTATCTGTTAGATGTTGTAAACTCTACAAAAGAATTATTAACAAATTAATTTATTTAAATATGTCAATTATCAAAGATGCAAAAAAAGAAATGCCTTTAGAGGAAAATAAAAGCGGTTTAAATGTTTCTAAGGAATCTAAACTACAAAAAGTAGGCTAATGAGCTTTAAGTTTAAAAAATGCGCAGAAAAGGGCTGTGATAGTGAATTTAAGCAATATAATAGCCTGACAAAGTATTGCAGCCCTATTTGTGCATCTAAAAACAAAAAAGAATCTATTAATAAAAAACCTTTTAAAGCGGTTAAGAAAGTAAGTGATAAAAGGAAAATAGAAAACGCTAAATATACTGTAATGAGAATCCAGTTTTTAGGAAAGCCTCAAAACAGTATCTGTTTTATAGATGGATGTAATAAAAAAGCTAATACTATAGAGCATATCTGCGGCAGAAAAGGGTTTTATGATGAGTGGGCTATAGATAATAATATATCTCTTTATCTAGATACTAGATTCTGGAGAGCCTGCTGTTTAGAGCATAATCTAGAGCTAGAGAATAATCCAGAGTTATCAAAAAAATATCAATTAAATAAAATAACGGGGAAGCCCAAAATATAAAAATTATGGCAAATGTTTCAATTAAAATAAATCTTAAACAGTTTAAGCATAAAGAAACTGAATTAACTAGAAAGGATGGAACAAAGGTAAAATGTTTGATTATCCCTATAGAGGAAAATATGTTATTTGAGGGAGAGAAAGGAACTTATTTAAATCTAACTGCAATAGAGATTAAAAATAAAGTTGGGGATTCTAAAGATACTCACCTAATTAAACAGGATATTCCAAAAGATAAATATGATGTTATGACTGATGAGGAAAAAAGGGCTTTTCCTATTGTTGGTAATGCTATCTACTGGGGAGGATTCAAAGAGAGAGAGCCTCTAGAAAGTCAAAATTTATCTGATGATGATATAGATAGTTTTAATAATGGCGGTATTGATGATTTACCTTTTTAAAAAAGTTAAAAAAATAATTTAAATGAAAGCTCTAGGAAACTAGGGCTTTTTTTATGGTTTATTTGTAGAAAGTAAAAATTTATGTAAAAAATATAAAGAAAAGTTTGTAGATTAAAAATAAAGTCTTAGATTTGTACTCAGATAACAACAAAAAAACTTTAAAAAATATAAATTATGAAAAATTTAAAACAAGATTTAAAAGATATGACTTTAGTGTTTTTTACATGGATAGCTTTTTTTACTTTAGCCGTATTAATAATGCATTTATTAGAATCATGAAAATATTAAGAATCTTTAAGAGGAGAAAAAAAAGGATTATTATGAGCCAGGAGGCTTTTATATCTTTAACAAAAGAGGAGTGTATATGTAGTTCTATCTGTAATGAGTTTTGTAATGCAAAAATTATAAAAAAATGAGTTATATAGGTAAAACGGAAAAAAGGCTAAAATATCTTTACTTTAAAAAATTAATGCTAGAGATAAAGTTTAAAGAATATCCCACTAATGAGAATAGAGATAAATATGAGAATGTTTGTGAGGATTTAATAGATAATCTATCTAAATTTTATGCTGATTTTATATTTACATACAAAGTAGATAATGATGCTCTTTTTGAAAGTTATTTAGCCCTCCCTAAAGATGTAGTAGTAAAGAGCTTATTTTCTAATCTTATTAAAAAATGGGATCAGGATAGAAAAAATGCAGACCCAATAAATAAACAAAATTTTAATATTCATACTGAACTAAAAAAATAAAAAAATGAGTACAAAAAGACCAAAACCAGTAACGGACAAAACAGAGAGAAATATTATAACTAAAGGAGGTGACTGCTTAAAAAATAATTCTGCTCAATTAGTAGAAAAGGGAAAAGAAGTAATAAACGAGGCTTTAAGCCAGGAGGAGGAGAAAATTAAAAAGGGGTTTAGGTGGATGAGTAAAAATAGCAGCAAAAAATTAGTTTCTCCTAATAGGATAGAATTAAATTTAAAAGAGGGCTGGACTATTAGAGAATTAATTAAACAGGAATGTTATAAAAGCGGTGAAAATTGTGAGTATGGATGTAGTGGGATATGTAAAGAAAGCTGTTAACGTATGGTGCTTTGCGTAGTGCAAGGCTACGGAAACGTAAACTTTCGGTTTTGCACTAAATATGATGCGAACCTATAATTCCACTAAATCCTTGCATTACGCAAAACACGTGTTAGCACTTCGGCTTTTTAACCTAAATATTATGAATCCGAAAAATAAAGCGATTGATTTAATTAAAAAGTTTGATGTGAAATATTACTACAAATTTACAAAAGGACAATTCCCTGTGTCAATGCATAATTCTGTAATAAAAGAATGTGTTTTGAATTGCATTGAAGAATTGATTTATGAAACATCATTTGAAGTTCCAAATATTAGACAAAGATATTGGATTGAAGTAAAAGATATTGTGACTACTGATTTTGATACGTTATGCCAAGCTGAGTGATAACGTTCCTCTGCTTTACGCAGTTGTAAATGATTAATAACTAAACAAAACAAATAAAGATGGAAACACTTAACGAATTACTTGAAACGATAGAGAAAAACGCAATTAACAACAAGGCTACAATTGAAAATGTAGGTTTATTTGTAAAAGCGTGGAAAAGAGAAAAAGAAAGTTTACAATTGAGTAAAACAGATGTTAGCGGAAGCTTTTTTTCTATTTACTTTTCTGTTAATGGTATGAAAATGTGGTATTCACTATTAAAAAACGAAAATGGTATTATAGAAGAAAATTATGTTTCTCATCCTTATAGAAGAGTGACGTACACAAGCAACTTATTAAAGGACAAAATGTTCCAATTAAAAAAACTTTATCCTCAAAAAGATTGGCATTTTGAAGAGGTTTTTTAAAGTTAGCGCTAACGGGTTGCCGCTTGGTGCAGCTGCCAAAACGAAAAATTAATTATAAAAACGAAACGAAATATGAACGACTTATTTTCCAATGAAAACGAAACGGCAATTGCTCCAATAAGCCCGCAATGCGTGCAAACGAGTGTTAGCGGTAGTGCGGACGTGATGAAAACCGTAAATTCTATTTCAGGAGGCAAAACGTCAAGTTATTTAGCCAAACATTATCCGGCAGATTATAATTTATTTTCATTAGTTAG